GAAAAGTATCGCCCACAGACTATTGATGAGTGTGTACTTCCCGAAGCACTAAAGAATACTTTTAAAGAGTATATCGCTAAAGGCGAACTGCCAACATTTATGTTTACTGGAACAGCAGGTGTCGGCAAGACTACTGTTGCTAAAGCACTATGTAATGAAGTTGGTGCAGAGTATCTTATGATCAATGGATCAGATGAAGGTCGTTTGCTGGAGACTCTCCGAGTTGCCATCACTGGCTTTGCTTCTACTGTTTCATTAACTGATGCCAAGAAGGTCGTCATTATCGATGAAGCAGACTACATGAAAGCAGATACGGTTCAACCAGCACTGCGTTCTTTCATTGAAGAATTTAGTAACAACTGTCGCTTCATCTTCACATGTAACTATAAAAACCGTATCATTGAACCACTCCACAGTCGTTGTTCAGTTATCGATTTTAAGATCGAACCAAAAGACAAGCAGTTACTTGCAGGAACTTTCTTCAAACGTGCAACACAGATTCTTAAACAAGAGAATGTTGAGTTTGATCCTAAGGTAGTTGCAGAACTTGTCACGAAACATTTCCCAGATTATCGTAGGGTTCTAAACGAACTTCAGCGTTACAGTGTTTCAGGTAAGATCGACTCTGGCATTCTAGTCAATACTAGTCAAGAATCCTATAAAGATCTAATCAAATTTCTCAAAGAAAAAGACTTCACTAATGCTAGAAAGTGGGTTGGAAAGAACTCGGATTCTGATACAGTTGGATTGTTTAGAGAACTTTATGATAACTCAGTGAGTTTCCTAATGCCAGATAGCATCCCTGCGCTTGTATTGATCTTGGCTAAATATCAATATCAAGGAGCATTCGTTGCTGACCATGAACTAAATATAATGGCAGCACTTACAGAAATTATGGTCGAGTGCAAATTTAAGTAAGGGAATATATGGACTTATTACTACATTTGTTTTACATGGCTGTAGTTTTTGCTATTGGATTTATCTGGGGCTGGAGAGAACGTGAGAACTTTGCATCTAAAAAAATAGATGCGCTATTAATGCATATTGATAACAGTGTTCACGAACGACTAGAAGAATCTCGAATAGATATAAAGATAGAAAAACATAAAGATGTTTACTATGCCTATGATAAAGACAACAACACTTTTATGGCTCAAGGGAGCACTAAAAAAGAATTAGAGGAAGTACTTGCATCTAAGTATTCCGATAAAAGATTCTTTGCCGATAGAGATAATTTGAAGGAAGTTGGATTACAATGACTGAACTATATCAAAAAGATGGAAGGTCTGCATCTATAGAAAAACAGATGACTAATGACTACATGGTAACATTTAATAATGAACTCGGTGGAAACCAGATGGAAACCTTCCATACTGAAAAGCAAGCCATTGATGCAGCGCAACGATGGATAATTAAAGATTATGAGCCCATTTGATTTCTTAAATGCAATAAACGACACAAAGAAAAACTTATTTGAAGACCCACAGGCTGCAAAGGATTATAAACCATTCATTGTAAATAGAGGACTTTCGTATTTCCATGACACTGTTCTTTACGCTAACGAGATGAACAAACATCCCGAACTAGATAAAGACCAGCAATTTTCTTTTTTCCTAAATATTATTTCAAGGAAGAAGCGTTTCAGTAAGTGGTCTAAAAAAGATGCAACTACTGACTCCATCGAACTTGTTAAAGAGTATTTTGGGTATTCGAGCGAGAAGGCTAAAGATGCATTGAGCCTTCTTAGTGAAGAACACTTGATTATGATAAAAGAAAAATTATACAAAGGTGGAAAATCATGACTGTCGAAATGATTTATTACGACTGGAAACCAGAGTCGATGCTTGAAGTGACATTGCCAGAACCAGATAACTTCTTAAAGGTTCGAGAAACACTTACTCGAATCGGCATTGCTTCCAGAAAAGAAAACAAATTATATCAATCCTGCCATATTTTACATAAGCAGGGTAGATACTTCATCGTCCATTTCAAAGAGTTGTTTGCTCTGGATGGTAAAGAATCGAATATCACTAGTGGTGATATCGAGCGTAGAAATGCAATCGCTGGTTTGCTTCAGGATTGGGATCTGCTAAAGATCCTAAATAATTCTCAAGCGGATCAGAAAGCATCTCTGTCGCAAATTAAGGTCGTATCGTTTAAAGAGAAAGACCAATGGGAACTAGTACCGAAATATAACATAGGAAAAAAATCAAAATGATTAAACTTGAACTTGAAATTAATGAAGTTAACATGCTACTTGCAGTGTTGGGAAAGCATCCTTTCGAGGAAGTTGTTAAAGTGATCAGCAAGATCAAACAACAAGGTGACCCACAAGCAGAAGCACTTGCACAAGCAGCAGCAGAACTACCTGCTGCGTAACCAATTCGCCTTAGGACCACTAAAGTACGAATCGTTGGTAAAGCGGATGTGACGCACGACATCGCTGGAACTCGTAACCAGTATTTTAACTGACATGCCTTCGGGGTGTCGAATTTTAAACTCGCTTAATAGGAGCAAAACAATGTTGAATAACATTAACACAGCCATCGATTCTTTCCAAGGAATCAAAACTAAATTCGTTGAGACCTGCGTCAAAAACGAAGAAATCAAAAAGCCACTTAATCAATTTATTGAAGCACAGACTTCTTTTGCAAAGATTGTTGCTAAAGCCAATGTAGACTTCTGGACTACAATGGGTCTTTCAGCTTATACTTTCGATGCCAAAAAAGCGTTCGCTAAACAATAAGGAGATTAACATGGGAAACAACTTCATCCCCACATTCTGGGGAACTAAAGACATGGACAAATTTCTTATCGGTTTCGATGAGCAGTTTAATCGTCTGCAGAAATTCCATGACGACATGTCCAAGAACATCCCTAACTATCCACCATACAATATCGTCAAGAAAGACGAGAACCACTACACCATTGAGTTGGCTGTAGCAGGTTTTGGTCAGTCTGACATTGATATTGAAATGGAAGATGGTAAGTTAGTTGTTCGTGGCAATATCAAAGCTGAAGAATCTGAAGATAATTTCTTATTCAGAGGCATTGCAAATCGTGCGTTCTCTCGTGCGTTTGTTTTGAACGATGAAGTAGAAGTTAAAGACGCAGAACTATTCAATGGCATGCTTAAGATTTTCTTGGAGCGTTTGATCCCAGAACAAAAGAAGCCAAAGAAAATTGCAGTCAAAGCTGGCAAAGGCAAACAATTGCTACAGGAGAATGCTTATGACCAAGCTGCTGAAAAGCTGTAAGCAATTCTTCATAGGTATTGCTGATGGAATTCGTTCATACAAACTTTACAAACAAGGCAAAGTGAAATGAGCAATTCTGTAACATTAAAAAATCTTGAGAGCGCATTGGCTGGTGAGTCAATGGCGCATATCAAATATCGATACTTTGCTAAGATTGCTCGTGAAGAAGGTTTCGAAGAAGTTGCTCAACACTTTGAGCATACTGCTGATCAAGAAATCAAACATGCATGGGGTCACCTAGAATTGCTAATCGGCAAGCCATCCACTAAGGAATGCTTGGAGAAAGCAATTGAAGGAGAGACCTATGAGTATACAGAAATGTATCCTCAATTCGAAAAAATCGCTAAGGCTGAACAAAACATTGAAGCTGTTAAAGAATTTAATGAACAGGGTCGTGAATCAAACGTCCATGCTCAGCAATTCAAAGCAGTCCTTGCAAAAGCAGAAAAGCGTTTCAATGCTTTGAAGAAAGTAGAAGAACGCCATGCGAATGCCTATAAAAAAGTTTTGGGAGATCTATGATGGAACATGTATGCGTAGTTTGTGGTCACGTACACGATGAGGAAACAGAAGGTAAATGGGATGAACTTCCTGCTGACTTTCTTTGCCCTGAGTGTGGCGTAGGTAAAGACGAATACGAAACAATTTAATCGTCATACAATTTTAGGGGTCTTCGGATCCCTAAATAATTTGTATGATGAAAGCCAAACTATCCCCAAACCTAATTTCATTCTTCTTAGTTAGAAGAGGGAGTTGGCTTCTCAAAGTGTCAGTCTTTAAACATAAGCAGATCATGGTGATTGCTCAAAATGTTTACGAACAAGACCGAACGATTGTTCAAGTTTTCCCGAACGAAACCCTCGCTGCAGACTTCATTGAATTCCTAGTCTCAGAAGACGTTTAGACAGCTTTAGAGCCTTCCTAGCGTCTCAGTTGGGGCTAAACCCTTCCCTAGCGTCCTAGAGCCTTCTAGCCCTTCCTAGGGGCTAAAAAAATCCCTTATAAATCAACAACTTACAAAAAGTAAACCTTTAGGCTTACTCTCGGATAACCACACCCACAGTAGGGGATTGCAAAATACTTGTTGCCTTTAATGCAGTTTTGGACGATAATAGATCTTATGATGAATCGAAAAGGAACTTTATGATGAATGTGATCTACAAATCCAAAGCCCAGTTGGCTAAAGAAACCGAAAAGCAAGTCAAAGCATTCTTGCGCAAAGGTGGCTCGATTGAGATTGTAAAATCTCGCAAAGCACCAAAGCAGAAAATGCGTGGTAAAGTTTCACGTGGGTTCGTGCAGGGCACTTCTGGTTTTCCTGCTGGTGCTCCACGCAAGTCTACATTCAGTTTGATTTAATCAGGAGATCGATATGCTATCATGGGAAGAAATGTCTGAGTTGGAACAAGCACAATGCCAGTATTGGGATATGTACAAGGATGCCTATGGTGTGCGTCCTCGTGGTATCGATACCAGCATGTGGACGCTGAAAGACTTTGAAGCTGAGTTTATTCAGTTGGGTCATGTTATTATGCTTGAAGAAATTGCTCGCAAAGAATCCGAAGCCAAAGCCATCATTGAGTTTGAAGATCGTGTACTCAATCTCATGCACACTGGCACTAATCGTGAACGTGTCATTGCATGGTTGATGGATGCTGAAGGTGCTAATGGCGACCATGAGTATTTCTGTTTCACGCAGGGTCTCCCTTATGGTTACTTCAGGAAAACCGCATGAGAGTTTTCCAAGAGACAACTCCAGATTGGGTTGGGAATGTATCCAACCACATCTATTATTTGACTGATGATAAATCAAAGATGGTTGCCTTCTATAATGTGGACACTGGTGTAGTGAAGAAATTCATTAAGCCAATTCGTTTTGATATGAGATATAGAAAATTTAAGGAACTGAAACACAAATGAACATCAATAAATTTTTAGATAGTTTAGCAGCAAATGCCTCACGCAACTTCAAAATCGAGCAACTAAACGCTAACAGCGACAACGAAGTTTTGCGTGAGGTCATTCGCTTGGCTCTGGATCCATTCACTCAATT